ATATATGCGTTCACCAAGTGGTACTGACAGTTGGCACTCAAGAAAAGGGTTTACTGGTGTTTTAAAAGCAGTAGAAGGATTTATACACGAAAGAAATAGTGGTCAAGTAGCAAGATTAGTTCATTATTTTTAGAAAAAATCACACAATTTTACTCTAGTACATAAACATTTTATAAAAAAATGTTGAAAATTTTTTGGTGGTTTGTTTCAATTTTATAACTTTGCATCATTATTAACCAAACTTATAAATATGGAAACTGATGAAAATAAAGAGTTACAAAAACAAATCCAAGCGTATGAGTTACAAAGGCTAAGAAAAGCAAACTCAAAATTTAAACTTGAGATTATAGAATTAAAACAAAAACTAAAAGAAATTTATTCAGTATTGACATCCAATACAGATAATTTAATACAACAATAATTATTAACTAAAAACTATACACAATGAATACAACAGAAATCAAAAAAACAATGATTAAACATCTTGATGAATTAGAAGGCGATTTATATTATCATAAATTTTTAAGATTTTCATATTCTTCTAATCAAGTTAAAGAAATACAGAAAGATATAGAAAACATAAAAAATAAAATACAAAATTTAAAAGAAAATAAACAATTAATTATTAACTAAAAACAAAAAAAGATGAAAAAAACTATGCAAGAAAAACTAAGAAAACAACCTGAGCCTGTTGTAGAAACAAGAAAAGAAGCACTTAGAAGGCTTTATAAACAAAATGGCTTAACAGAAGAAGATATATACAAAGACAAAAGAGGCTTTGTAATTATTACAAGAACTGGTATAGATAAGATTGTATCTAAAAATAACATTACAGTTGCATATGAAGTTATTAATATGGATGTAGAAAAAAACATTTGTGTATTAAGAGCAGCAGCAACAATGAAAGTTGGTAATGATGTTAGAAATGCTATGAGTTTTGGAGAGGCTTCTGATGCTAACTTAATGGGAGGTGGTAAAAAGTTTCCTGTTGCTATGGCAGAAAAGAGAGCAATGTCAAGAGTAGTTCTTAAGATTGCTGGATTCTATGAGCAAGGAGTATTTGGTCAAGATGAGATTGTTGATTAGTGAACGACGATTGGTTTGATGAGTTGCACAATGGTGAGCCAACGCATATTACAGATACGCAATGGTTCATCATTGAAAGCAACATTGATAACACATCTATACCTACAAGAGAAATAACAGACATACTTAGTAGGATGCATCAAATGTCAGAATTAGAAGCAGAACAAGTTATAAAACTAATAAACGAAAACAAAATTGAAAGAGACACAAGGAAGCAATGGCAAAAAATGTTCAAAGATGGAGTATTTGGACATAGAGATATTTAATCACTTTCTAAGAACATATTCTTATATTATTTGGAATGGTAAACAAGATTTAGGAGAAATAAGTAAAGATGATATAATGAAACTGTTAGACAAAAATCAGATAATAGATTTTTATTACGTTGGTAAAATTAAGTTTAAAGTACCGAAACATAAAATAGAAAAGTATTTAAACAATGACTTTTAAATATTCTTTAAATAAAATAAGAAAATCAAGAAATGAATTTGAAGCATTGCTTAGGATCTATGGTATATCTAATTTAAGACTTTGTAAAGTATTAGAAGTTAATTATGCGACAAGTAAGAAATATATAGAAGTCCCAACTGATATGAGATTTATACACGCTAAAAGATTAGCAGATTATATTGGATTAGATATACAAGATATTGTAGATACCATTGTGTATGATATAAAATAATTTAGACTATATAGGCAGAGTTATGATCAATAATTTTAATAACCTGAGCAGTTATACTTTGTGGCGATTATGTTCCTCTGCCTGTATAGTTTATTAAATAAAAACAAAAATAAAATGAGAAGAAGAAGAATAAAATTTAGTGATTTTTATCACAATATTATAATGAATGAAATAGCAGAAATATATAATGTTCAAAGAGATAGAATATTTCTAGGAAGCAGACAGAAAAATATAATTTTTGCAAAGAGATTATATATTTATATTCTTAGACAAATGTTTGGACTTACTCTAAGTGAAATTGCTAATGTCACAAACTTACATCACGCATCTGTGATTCATCACTTTGAAAGATTTAAATTTTTTCATCAACATCCTAAAAACTTTAAGCAAGATGCAAAAAACTTTGAAAGAGTAGAAAATAAAATTATTGAAGTTGAAGTAGAAGAAGAAATACACGCATTAGAAAAGAAAAAAATAAGTATTAGAAAATCGTTAACCAAATTATATAAAATTAAAAAATTAAAAGATGAAAGAGAAAATATCAAAAACTTACTTACCAAGTAGTATAAAAAAAATTAAAACACAGTATGGCTCTATGATGGTTGCTAACTTTAAAGTAGAAGAGTTACAAGCAAACGCAAAGAATGGTTGGGTATCAATGGTGATTGCAGAAAGAAAAGAACCATCTGAGAAAGGTGCTACTCATTATTCTTATGTAAATGATTATGAACCACCAACAGAAAATAAGACTACTACTAAAAAAGTAAAGTCTACTACTGGTGATGATGATCTGCCATTCTAATGATTAAGTGGAAAAATACAACTTACCCTAGCATTTTGATTGGTTTATCTGATGAACTTGCTAAGGTAAGAAGTATGTTATCTGCTCAAGTATACAATGAGAATACAGAAAAATACAGAGGAGATAAAGAACATAAAATACAAAGTCTAGGAATATTTGCAGAGTTAGTTGCTAGACATATTTTAGACAGTAATAAAGGAGTTAAATACAAAGCAGCAGCAATATTAGAAAAAAGACCAGTAGTTGAAGCAGATATAGTTATGAAAGGTGTAGGTGAATACTATTATATAGATGTTAAAGGAGTTAGAAGCAATGGAAATACGCTTAGAGTTAATTTTAAGGCTCATAACAACCCTAACAAAAAAGTTACGCACTATCTATTCATACAGCCTCTCAACGCTTTATACGCAAGATTTTGCTGGGCAACATATGAAGATGTAAATGATTGGGATATTGTTATGTCTACATATACTAAATGCTATGAACTAAAAATACAAAAACACAACTAAACAATGAAACAACCAAACTATTATGCTGTTATAAGTGCTGAGGTTAGGTACGATAAAAATTTAACAGCCAATGCTAAATTATTATATGCAGAAGTAACTGCTCTTTTAAATATGAATGGGGAGTGCTTTGCAACTAACAAATATTTTTCTGAGTTATATGGGAAGAGTATAGTAACAATTTCTAAATGGATTAAAGAATTAATTGTAAATGGTTATTTATCATCTAGTTATACCTATAAAGGGGGTACTAAAGAAATTGATAGGAGGTATTTAAGTATTCTTAAAGGGGGTATTAAAGAAAACGACAGGGGGGGTATTAAAGAAAAGTTTAAGGATAATAATACTAGTATTAATATTAATCTTACAGATAGTAATAATAAGGGGCGTTTTAAAAAACCAACTGTTAATGATATTTCTAATTATTGTATTGAAAGAAAAAATAATGTAGATGCCGAAACTTTTTTTGATTTCTATGAAAGTAAAAACTGGTTTATAGGTAAGTCAAAAATGAAGTCCTGGAAAGCCTGTGTTAGGACTTGGGAGAAAAGAAGTAAAACAAAGGGGGTAAGTAAAATACACGCACACTTACAAAAGAATATGAATGTAAAAGAAAAACTAAAACAACAATTTATAAAATGAAACAGATAAAAACAATGACAAAAGAAGAACTATTAATGGGTTCAGTAGATTTAATTAGTAAGACCTATATTGAGTTAGGTCAAAACAATGTAGATGAAGATACTATTATGATATTATCTCAAAGTTTAGCAGATGATCTAGCCAAAACTTATAAGAATTTCTACTTTGAAGATGCACAAAACGCATTTAACTTAGGAGTAAGAAGTCAGATAAGTGGAGATTTTATACATCTTAATGTTCCAACTTATATGAGATGGTTAAGAAAGCATAAAGATTTAGTATGGGATGCTAGGTCAAAAGTAGATATGGGAGAAAATCCTAAGACAGTACCTCATTACAGACCAGAGCCAAAATTAATAAAATAATTAAAAAAATTAGAATATGAAAAAAGAAAAAGTACCATACATAATTTTTGAAAATTTATTAGAGAAAAATCATAGTTTGCAATCTAAATTAGATTGGAATGAAACATTTGTAGAGTATATTAAGAAAAACAATACAGAATTATATAAAAAGGCTAATAAATATACAAATGATTTAGAAGCAAATGATTATTTTACAGAAGAAGATAAGAAAAAATGGGGTATAAAATGATAGGATGGGTAATAATAACAGCCATTGTGATGTGGCTAATAAGAGAATTAAGACAATGAAGATATTAACAGTCATTTGGTTAATAATAATAATACTTTGTATATTAGAGGCGATTTTCTGTACTAAATTTGTTGAGGATAATGATATAGAAGAAAACTTAAAACAATACGAAAAAAAAATAACTAAAAAAAATGAGTGAACATAATAAATATTATTACGAAAGTGGTAGAAATGGATGGACACCATCTAATACTAAAGAAAATAAAATAAATCCTAAAATGCTTTTAAGTAAAGAAGAATTACATATATCATCTAATAAACCAAAATTAAATTTTGAGTGGCATTTAGATAAAGTAGTAGAAAAGATAGTGAAACTGCTGAAAGAAAAAAATCAAGCGTATGGTAATACTGCTCTTAGTCCATCAAACATATTTAGTAAATTAAATTCTACTGAAGCAATATGTGCTAGGCTTGATGATAAGTTAGCAAGAATAAAAAACAAAGGTATAAATGACAAGACAGAAGATACAGTTGATGACTTAATTGGTTATTTATTACTTTTAAAAATGTCAATGGAAGAATGAAAAAACCAATCTTCAGAGTATTTATTACTTACGAAATAAAAAGTAATAAAAGAGTTAGACAAGGTAAGAAAGGTGTCTTAGATACTTTTGTTTTAACTAAGAACTTAGAAGAAATACAGCAAGATCAAGAAACAATAAATAGAATTTGTTATGTAAATAAAAAGAAACCTGAAGATGTTGAAATTAAATTTTTAGATATTGAAATAGAAAATCAATATGGAGAAACTACAGACAGGTTTTTAGATGAATATTAAGTTATGCCAAAAATTAGAAAAATAAAATTAGAAGATAGAAAAGATATGAGAGGTGGTGGCTTTGCTAGAAGAAAGTTTACCTTTGAAGAAGCAGATGCGATAAGAAAAGAATACCATACCTCAGCACAAAAGATTACTATATCATCTATCGCAAGAAAATATAAAGTATCACAACCTTTAATGTACCAACTTATAAAAGGTAAAACTTATAATGAAGTATTGTAAGTAATGAAAAAGGAAGCACAAGTACAATATGCCTTCTGTACATATATGAAGTTTACATATCCAAAACTAAGATACTGTGCTAGTCTTGGTGGTATAAGAACCTCTATGAAACAAGCAGTCCTAGCAAAGAAAACAGGATATGTCAAAGGCTTTCCTGATATGCAAATACTTAAAGTCAACAAAGAATATGCTGGATTATTCTTAGAAATCAAAGCAGACAAAAAATCTTATCCAACTAAAGAACAAAAAGAATGGGTAGCATACCTAAACGAAGCAGGATACTATGCTAAAGTAGTTAAAGGCATTGAAGAATGTATGGACGTTCTTGATTGGTACATGAAAATAAAATAATTTTTTTATAATTTCTCCCTGAAACTGCTGTGAAACTGCTGTGAAACTGCTAGGGTTCTTATATGTACGTATACACGCACACACGCCCCTGTTTCAATATGATGGTCACATTTTCATAACTATTTGATTATCAATAAGT